CCAAACCCAAATCATTGTCATATTGGGCTAAGATACGGGGATTAGGCTCGAGTCGATATTGAGGAGTGGAAACAGCATAACCGTCATTCGCTGCAGTGGTCTTAAGCAACTTAATGAGCCAAGCATCAGGAATCTTACCAGGATTCTCCTGTTCGAATTCTGCCAACTTTTGAGCATCAATACAACCGAAACCATTGTCAAAATCGGGATGGGGCAGCACCTGCAAAATGTCCTTAATCCTGCGGGCAACAGCACCTGGGTGTTTGTACGTCCCTGCAATGTCAAACGTGGACCTCCCGTTCATGGTGGTGATTGTGTTTGAAGTACCTATGAGAGCATAATAAAGGGCATAAACCTTCCCTTTGAGCTCAAGTGAAGCCATATTCAACATAAAGGGCGCATTATTCATAATCTGAAGCAAAGCTTTAACACCTTTGTTGCCCTCAGGCTCGATGGCACTCACATACTTATCAACATCATCCATGACACAAAGTAACTGGTTAGAGGAAGCGCCGTCCCAGAAAGTAGAATCATCGCCATTGTAAAAATACGTAAGCGCATTCATGGATTCCTTGGGTAGCTTCAAATGATGATTCAGGATATACTGCTGAAGAATGCTCACAAGCTGAGTCTTGGCCACATTTGTACCACCTTCAATGTTGATACCATAAGCAGCCGGCCTAAATTTGTGTGCCAAAATGATGATATAATGGTTGTAAAGGTCAAGATACAAAGACTTAAGCTGAAGCACGCGAGGGGAACTGGAGCCATACAAGGCACGGAGAACCTCAAAATTCTTTTTGGACATAAGTGAGTCCTCAGCAAACTGTCGAAATTTATCAAAATCAAGACGCCATTTCAACTGCTGGACAACCGTCAAAGTAGCCCATTTGCCTTGTGGAATGTATGTGTGTAACACACGACCATCGCTGGCCCATTCGGCAACTTCATTACGAAGTTTCTTGAACTCAAAGTAGGTGGTCTTCTTATCAGCTACATACTTGTAGTCAAAATAGGTCTTAATGTCAGAATAAATAGCCTTAATGGCTTCCCAAACATTTGAGATAATCTTGTTGCTTGTCGCCGAATTGGTCAAATCCCAACCCTTAAAGTCAAGATAATCAGAGGCCTCAAAGTCCGAAATTTCCTCATAATCACGACCCGTCAGAGCACAAAAACCTGAGACTGCTACAACGCCTG